CTTCGTCCCGAGGTACCGTGCCAGCCGGGCCCCCACCATGGACTCGTATCGCCTCTGTGCGCCCAGGAGGTCGCCCTCCGGGCCCATCAGCGAGTAGATGTCCTCGATGTCTGCGTCGGCGTAGCCGGGGTTCGCCGCTCGGATGGTGTTCTCCTCCGAGGTGAGGCGGGTTGCTACCGCTGTCCACTCGGCCTGACGCTCCTGCTCCTGCTTGGAAGCCGTCACGGTGCCCGTCAGGGCCTCGATCTGCTTCTGCTGCTCTCGGAGCACAGCGGTCAACTGCGCGAGCGCGGGATCCTGGTCGTCGTACTCCGGAGCGTCAAGCTCCTCGGCCGGTGCGATCTGCGACGTGAGTGTGGCCGACTGCCGGTTGGCATCGACCACGTCCATGCCGTGCTGCTGCATGTACGTCGAAAGCTCCTGCTGGAACTGCGGCAGGTTGCTGGGATCCTGGAGTCGCTGGTACAGGAGGGTGGCGTTCTGCAAGTCCTCCGCAGACATGCCTGCATCGCTGGCCAGCTTCCTGAACGGTGCGGCCTCCATGGTCTTGGTGGTGTAGTCAGCCTGGAGAGCCTTCTTCAACTGGAGCATCATCTCCGGGGTGACATCACCGGCCAGGATGGCCGAGTCGTCAATGTGCGTGAACGAACCGACTTCCTCGGGTGCCGCAGGAGCGGGCTTGTCCGGGGCATCGGTGGGCTCCGGCGCATCAGCGACGGGAGCCGGGGCCTCAGGGGCGGCGGCAGGCGCGGCGAACTTGCCGTCCGGTGTCCGTGCGAACGGATCTACCGGGCCGGTGCCCTCCATGGGGTTGACCCCCGCAGCGGCCATGGCGGCCTCTGCTCCTGCGACGTCGATCTTGAGTTCCTCTGGCATTGCATTCTCCCTTGGTTGCGGGTGCCGTAGCTTGTCCGCCTTGATTTAGTCGCCCGCGGGAAGTTCTCGGACGACCTCGGCCTCCACGATTTCCTCGTGGCGGCGTGCAGCGTTGGCGAGTCCTGCCTCCAGGAACGGCCCGAGCAGCCCGCGTACCTCGTCCGGGGACGGGAGTGCGAGGGTGTGCTCTACGTGGTGCTCCATGGGCTCGGCCCTGGTGATCTTGTCGTCCAGGACGCCAACTGCGGTTATGAGTTCGCTGGTCTTGATGTCGCCTTCATCTATCCGTTCCTCAAGGAGGGTGAGAGCTTTGTCCCTTGTCCTCTTGAGGTCGGCGGTGAAGGACGTCGCCGCGACCGCGAGGGCTCCTGGGGAGGCAGCCGCCTGGCCGGTGGCCTGAGCCTGCCGGTCACGCCAGCGACGGATGGTGGCAGGAGCGAAGCCGGTGTCCTTGGACGTCCGCTTCACATTGCCGCCGTTCGCCACTAGCGTGACCAGGGCTTGTGCCTTGTCGGCCTCGGTGAACTGTCGTGCCCCCGAGGTGCCAGCCATTACCCCTTGCCCTGCTGCTTCATGGCTTGGAGCTTGGCCTGATGCTGTTCCTCAAGCTGCTGCTGCTGCAACACGAGGCCCTGCATCTCCATGTCGTGGCGGGCCTGAGCCTGCGCTGCCCTCTCCTCGGCCAGCCCCATCTTCTGGGCGGCGTCGGCCTGGGCGGTGACATGGGCGTCTTGTGCCTGCTGCGTGGTGACCGCCTGATCCAGCTGGGTGAGCGGATCGTTGCCGGATCCGTCCGCCTTGGGCTGGTTGAGCGAGTCGATGACAGCAGTATCCAGGGGCGGCTGCGAGACCTCCTGCGCGGGCGAGTCGATGCCCGACTTGGAGAGGATCTTCGCCATGGTGGGTGCGCTGACGGTTGCCATCGCGCGAACGTTGACCGAGGTCTTGTGGTTCGCATCGGGCATCGCCATGCGGACTTCGATGAGCCGCTGGTACGTGAGGTTGTAGTGCTGAATGAAGATCGCCTGAGCCTGCGGCGGGAGCCGCTCGAACTCGGGGGACTTCATGTAGGTGCCGTGTGTCTCGACGTGCTGCTCCCAGTTCTCGAAGTCCAACGGCTGCCACGGTGCCTGCTGTAGCTGCTGCTGGAGTTCCTGCATCTGCTGTTGCAGCTGCGTGAGAACCTGCTGGGGATCGTCGGGCTGGCCGTCCTGGTCGAGATCGACCGGCTTGCCCTGGGTGAGCATCTCCACGATCTGCTGGGCCTGCTGCTGGAACTGTTGCAGCTGGTTCTGCGCGTCCTGGAGGGCGCCCTCGTTGATCGGCTGACCGCGGAGGATCTTGTCGTGCTCGCGGAAGGCCTGGTCTTCGTCGGCCATCAGCTGGTTCTGGACGGCCTTGACCGAGCCAAGCTCCAACTCTTTGAGCGCCTGCTGGGGCGTTAGGATCTGCTCCTGCACCAGCTGGATGATCGCGTCGAGCTTGCCCTGCCGCGTGCGCGGGAGGCCGGTACCGTACCGGGGCTTGAAGGTGAAGCCGCCTTCGATGTCGGCCGCCTCGAACTTCTTGACCTGGACGCTGCCGCCCGTCCCTCGGATGCGCATGAGCCGGGGCTCGGCGTAATACTGCTGGGCGAGGGAGGCCATGATGTTGCCTGCGCGTGCGAGCGCGTCCTCCAGGCCCATGATGATCGTGCTGATCTGGTCGGACGTGGCTTCCTGCATCGCTTCCAGTAGGCCACCGCCGTCTGCCCTGGCCGGGATCTGATCGCGGCTCGACGGGATGCGGTTGAACACCCGGTCGATCCGGCCCTGGAGCCCGTTGAGGTGCTCGAACAGCCACGGGGGCAGGTTCGGGATCTCGCGCCACTGGGGGATCATGTTCATCACCGGGTTGAACTCGATGACGGCGCCCGGCTCCGACGTGAGCTTCTGCCGGAGGCTGCCCTGCGGGGCGAGCATCTGCGGCCGGACGGTGATGTTCTTGTGCTCCACGAACTGCGAGAGGGTCTTGTTCAGATCCTTCTGCATCGGCCGCGCCTCCGAGACCACCGGGTCATCGTAGGGCGAGTCCGGGCGGTACAGGCCGGGGAACTTCACGAGCGGGAGGAAGCGGTGCTTCCATGGCCACTTCATGTCCTGGAGGATCATGTCCGGGCCCTCGACCCACACCACGTACCGGCCGTCCGGCAGCGCCGGGCACGGCTTGGTGTACATGATGAAGACCTCGCGCACGGTGGCGACCGGCTTGCGCTCCTCCACGTTGGCGAAGGCGAGCGGGACGTCGGTGGACTTGGAGGCGTTCGGCGGAACGTACTTTCCCCACCGGGCCTGGATCTCGTCCGGATCCATGGAGTGGCGGCAGATGGCCCACTTGCAGTCGTCAAACGACGCCGCTCCGGGGTCGAGCAGGACGTTCTCGGCCATCATCACCTTGACGGAGATGTCTCCCAAGTACACGGTCTTCTTGGCCACCGCCAGGACTTCCTGGGGATCGTGGCCAGCCTGCTCTGCCTGCTCCGTCAGCTGGTCGATGAAGACCTCGGCAAGCTCGTCGTCCATGATCGGCTGCCCGTCGGGCCCGAGCGTGAACGTCATCGGCTTCCCAGCCAGGGTGTCCCAGCTGACCAGCCAGTACCCGCCTGACAGCCCGGCCTCATAGAGCGCCTCAGCTGCCTTGGAGTTGAGCCCGAGATCCTCGAACAGCGACTCGAACAGAGAAGTGGCCATCTGGGCCGACTTCACATCCGTGTCACCGGCCGAGTTGGGCTCGGCGTAGATCGTGGGGCGGGTCTTGATGAGTTGGGCGACGAAGGACGCCAGCCCAGGCTTGATCTGGTTGGACTGAAGGCGAACCTTCCCGGCCGGGCCCGCATCTGCGGGCATCGACTCCACCCGGAGCATCTGCGAGTTCCAGAAGCTCCACTGGTTGCCGTTGTTGTACTCGCGGTTCAGGGCCCATTCGCGCTTGAGGACGCCCCGAAGCTGCTCGGTCGTCTTGCGCTTCTCGGCAAGGATGCCGGGGGTCGTGAGGTCACGAAGGCCGATGTAGCCTCCGCGCTGCTCATCTTTGGCGGCTGCCGCCATCGGTGCCTCCCTCCTACTTGACTAGCTGGATGGGCCCACGAGCGCCGACGATCTGGAGAGCGGCGTCTGCCTGCTCGTCCGAGAGCGTCCCGCTCGCACGCATGAACTCGATGTCCTCCTCCTCGTCGCTCATGTGCATCCGAGCGGCGTCGGCGACCTCGAACATCGGGGTCGGGAGTGCTGCGATCTCCCCCGTTTCCGGGGCGGTTTGCAACATGGCGGCAGCGTGAAGCTGCGCACGGAGGTGGTCGATTACGTCCGACAGGACGATGATGGTCTCGGACTTGGCCGCCATGGCCGCGTCCACAAGCTCGCGCTCGGTCTTGGTCATCCTTCGCTCCCTAGCTCGGAATCGAATCGGGTGGGCTTGCGCAGGTTGGCGATCTGGGCCATGGCCTCGGCCTGCTCCGAGTCGATGACGGACTTGTCGGGCACGCCGTAGGTCGGCAGCATGACGCCAGCCGTGCTCAACGCGATCTCTACCGCGTCCAGGATGTCGTCCCGGTTGAGCTTCTGGGCGGCGTCGAAGGAGATCCACTGGTCGATGAACTTGCTATGCGACTTGTGGATCCGGAACTTGCCGATCTTGAACAGCGGTGCCATGGCGATGAAGCGGCCGACCTTCGACCGGCTCGCCTGGACGGCCGTGACCGCCGGGAAGCCCTGCATCCGGTTGACCATCTGCACGAGCACCTTCTGGTAGGCGTTAGCCTCGACGCCCGTCATCTCGGGGCGCCAGATGCCGACCCACTCGCGGATCTTCTCGATCTGTTCCGGAAACTGGATCTTACCGCTCCAGTAGTCCAGCAAGAAGCCCTGGGTCAGGTCGTCTGAGATACCAACGACCGCGATGGCAAACTCGTCCTGGGCCTCACCCGTTGAGGTGTCCACACCGATGTACTTCTTGAGCATCTGGCGGCCGTCGGCGCCCACCGGGATCTTGACCTCGTCCTGGTCGGGCTTGTCGCCGAAGGTGAAGTAGTGCAGCCAGTCGCCGTTCAGCGTGAGCCCGGCCATAGCGTCGAAGCTGGCCAGGTACTCCTGGGCGAACAGGGCCGGATGCATCCCCTTCTTGGCCTCGATCCACTCCTCCATGAAGAAGCTGGGGCGGTCGATGGAGGTGTACTCCACCCGGAAGTGGTGCGGGCTCTCCAACTCCTCGCCTGTCCAGAACTTCTCCCAGAACCAGTTCTTCCCGTGGGGAGTGGTGGTCGTGATGACCAGGCCGACCTTGTCGGACAGGGCCGGGCGCACCACGTCCCAGGCGTCCTGGGTGGGGATGAAGGCGGCCTCGTCAATCCACAGGATGTCCAGGCCTGCGCCTCGGAGCGTCTGTGGGTTGTCGGCCGTCTTGAACTGGATGAAGGTGCCCGAGTTGATGAAGGTGATCGTCTTCTCGGTCTTGTTCCAGTTGTAGTCGGTCTTCGGATCCAGGCCAGCAGCGTCGAGCGCCTCCTGGAACGCGATCCGGGCCGGGCGTCCGACCTCATGGTCGGCCGTCAGCACCCAGATCCAGAGCTTCTTGTCGGATATCACCGAGTGCGCGTCGCGCCAGAACTCGGTCGGGAACAGTGCGTAGAACAGCACCTCCCAGGCAGCCGACATGGTCTTGCCGCCCCGGCGCCCGGCGACTAGGTGCCGGTAGCGCCGGAGGCGGCTGTTCGTGTCCGCACAGTGGAAGGCCAGCTGCCACTCATGCGGGTGGTACCCGTGCTGCAAGAACCATAGGAGCTTTACGGGGAACAGGCGAGCAAACTGCTCACTCGCCTCTGCCCAGACCTCCTCGGCCAAGTCCTGGCCACCGGCGGCCAGTGACTTGAGATCGCGCATGGGTCAGGTGGCGGCGGTGTAGACGAACTTCGCCTGGGTGGCGTCGGCCGCCCGCAGCATCTTGTCGAACACCATGCGGCCATTGGCGACCGCGTTGATCGAGGAGTTCGTGATGGTGACGACTCCGGACGAGTTGACCGCGGTGATGCCCTCCTTGGCGAGCTTGTCCACGAGGGAGTCGCCCTGCCCGGTCGCGCCGGAGCCGAAGAAGGAGAACACGAAGGTCTCGGGGTTGGTGACGGTCATGCCGCTCCTAGGAGGTCGGGTTGACGGTGAACAGGCCGCTGGCGGGGCCAGAGGTCGAGGACTTGAGTCCCGTACCGGCCGTTCCGCCCGCTGCCGTGGCCGCGAGGGTGTTGGTGCCGCCGTGAACCATCTGGGTCGAGGCGGTGCCGGTGATGAAGGCCGACAGGACGGCGCCGTTGGTCGAGGTGTTCAGCGCGTTCAGGGCCGCCAGGATCAGCGTGAGGGTGTTGTTCGAGTCGGTGGCGTTGGCGAGCTTGATGAAGACAGCACCCGCCGTCCAGGTGACGGCCAGGGCGTCGGAGGCGTTGTCGCCGATCTGCACGGTGGTCACGCCCGCGGCGTTGCTGTGGCCAGGGGCGGCCGACACGATGGTGATGGTGTTCGTCTGGGAGGCGATGGGCGCGATGACCCACTGATCCTGGACGCCCGCCGCGGTGAGGGCCGGGACGGCCAGCTGCACGCCGGACGCGGTGGCGATGCGGAGAAGCTCGTCCAGCTGCGTGGCGTTGAGCGCCTTGGTGATGAGGCCGTTGGCGTCGGTCAGCCCAGCGGCGCTGGCGGCCAGATTGAAGGCCGTTCGGTACGTGGTGGCCATTTAGGCTCCTGTCTTGGGCGGGACGTAGATGATCGCGCCGTCGGGGTATGGCAAGCATCGAGAACAGACACAGTTCGGGCCGTGCCCCTGGGTGAAGGGCTTCCGGATCCCGGCGTTGGTGCCGCCTTGGACGGTTGTCGTCAGGCTCAACGGGCCCTCCTTTCGAGGACATGGTGGCTCAAGTAGAAACAAGACCGCAGGTGAGCCTCCATGCGGGCTTGGCCGGTCATCACGCGCTCGCTCTGCGGGTCAAACGGGTGTTCCCTACCCCGGAGTGGCGATCAGACCGCTTTGGGCTCGACCAAGTCTCCCCTTCTCTACGTGTGAGAAGGACTTTATCGGACTTAGGAGCATGTATGGCAAACTTGATTGAGCTTTCGATCCTCGCGCACACGCGGGCAGCCAAGTATGGGCTGACTGTCCCCGCCGCGAGGGAGGATCTGCGCTCCTACCCGATGGTTTGGGCGCGTGGAGTCCCGGTTTTCGATGAACTGCGGCTCCGGGACGACCAGTACACCGACCTGCACGCCGTTCTGAGCCGTCTGAGCGGCTCTGTGCGGGCCTCAAACGTCCAGGAGAGGGTGCAGGACTGGATGGAGGCCTACGGGGCTCAGGGGCTCCGTCAGGCGGACGTCCAGGAGGGCACCGGAGCGACCAAGCCAGCCGTTCTCAAGGCTCTGCGGAAGCTGGTGGCCGACGGCCGGGTCTCAGTGAAGGAGGAGAAGAACCCGCGGGGCGGAAATGCGTCCCCGCGCAAGCGGTACTTCTGGGTCGGGGCGCTTATCGGCACCGCCAACCTCTCCCAGATGGACACCCTGGACGGCGATCTCCACCCGGTCAGCGCGGATAGGCTCTCCAATGGCACCGTGGGTATCATCCACCACGGGTCGGCGACGGGGATGCTCCAGGGCTGCCGCTGCGGCCGGTGCCGCTGGGCGCTGGAGGAGGGCTACTTCGGCGAGATGGTGTCCAAGGCCCGCATGGCGGGCGGCTCCGGCTTTGCCGAGGGCTTGGCCCTGGCGACGCTGCGCCGCAAGGCCTGGGAGCGGGCCAATGACTAGCTCGCTGTGGAGGCAGGTGAACACGGCGCAGAGCATCACTCCCGCCGACATAGTGAAGTTCAAGAACCAGCTGCTCGCCCAGCAGTACGTGAGCACACGGCAGGGATCGAGAGCAGGTTCTCTCCGGGAGATCGAGTACACCATGCACGGGGACTGGCCCCGCTGGATCAAGGAGGCGCTGCCGCGGTTGGTTGAAACAGCCAACAAGAGTGCGAGCCACCACCTGCAAGGATCTGTCTACTACCGGCACGACACCATGTGCTACGAGATGACCATTCGCTGCACGGACTGTAGCCATGTCAGCAGTATCGGGGTCACCGACTGGGCCGCCATGCGGTTCTGCAACGATGTGGAGGAGGCCGGATACTGGGTGCGGTACGAATTGGTGCCCTGGCTGTCCCACCTGATGCGAGAGGAGTGTGGCACCAACTGGCTCCGAGAACTGATGGCCGAGTGGCTCACCCATCGCTTGGCGGAGGCGGGGCCCGCCGGAATGATGGAGGAGGAGATCGTCCGGGCCATGCTGCAAGACTTCGAGGCGCCGGGCGGCGAGGTGCTCGCCATGCTTCGGGCGCTGGAGTTCGAGGAGGTTCGGTTCGCCAAGATGGCCAAGACCACCATCGGGATGCAGTCCGGCGAGATCCCAGACCAACCTATCACCATCGAGGAGGTACGAGGATGGCGGCTCCCACCGGGCCACATCATGAGGGAGTGGTAGGCTGCTGCTCCCTATGCGACACCGGGACAGGCGACGGACTCGGACATGACGACGGCCCAAAGGCAGAGCCCCGCCGGATGTCCTGGCGGGTGGTGCTGCCCTACGCGGTCTTCTGCGTGGACACCGAGGGCGATATGGTCGTGCTGGCGGCGCCCATCGCCACCTGGATGGTGGGGAAGTCCCGCTCCTATGTACGAGCCTGGGTTGAAGGGAAGCATGGGACTATCGAGTACCTGGGATCCTGGTTCTAGCGGGGCCGACAGGCCCCTGAATACAGGGAACGAACCTAGGTTCTACAGGTTTTAGCCTTCCTTGTCCAAGAACCAGAGGGTAACAGGGGTCTGCCGGAGCATCGGTGGGCCCCTTTTCCTTTTAGGGGAATGCGATGTCGCACAGGCCTTGCTAATGCGGGCCGGGTACCCGCGGGGGG